GATTTAAGCCGTGAAGAACGGCAAGAAAAATGGTTGGCGGCACACATGGCAACAATTCATGCGTTAACTAGGGCTGGGCTTTGGCCTGCGGATGTGCCTATGCCTATAATGGAAAAATCGGGTGCAGTTGCCACTTAACCCGTTTGGGGGTTTAACAACCCCCTTTTTTTTGATATAGTGGGTTTATGAACGAAGAAGTTTCAGAATTTGTTGTAACGCTGTTCCATGCGGGAACGATCACGCATTTTCAACATTTGCAAACGACTGAGTACGCCACCCATAAGGCGTTGGGAAAGTTTTACCCCAAGATTGTTGATTTAGCTGACCAATTGGCAGAAAGTTACCAAGGGCGCTATGACACACGCATGAAGCAATTTCCTGATGAACTGCATCAGGCAAAAGAAAAGCCGCACGAATACTTAACACAATTAAAAGAATTTGTGCAGGAAGCCCGTGAAGAAATCCCCCAAGATTCAGAACTGCAAAACATCGTTGATGAAATTGCTGATCTGATAAATTCAACCTTGTATCTTTTGACCCTTAAATAGGAATTACCATGAAAAAACTGACCAAAGACATGATGGGCTACGGCAATTCAGCTAAATTGGCTGGCAACCCAGCACCCGAAATGGTTAACAAAGGAAGCGTTAAGAACAACATTCCTAAAGCCATGACCAACATGGTTGGCGCTGACAAGAAATTTGATGGCGGTAAGTCAAATGGTGTGTGCTACACCCACGACCGCAAGTGCTATCAGGATTAAGCGTAAACCCACGCCAAGGCTAGTTGGCGGGGCTTACTGACCAAACAAAAAAAGGAGTTTTGAATGGCTGATGAACATTCTAATTGCGGCGGCTGCAAGTTTTTTAAAAACCAGCAGATCATGGGTATTTGTCGCCTTTACCCGTTACATCAAAACAAGCACGAAAACGATTGGTGCGGACAATTTGAGGTTGCAGAAACCAAGATGGTTAAGTTGTCTGTTTACGACATAATGACCGATCAAACAACCGAAGCGCCCCAAAAACGCAAATATGTGAGGAAAGCAAATGCTAAAGCCTCTGCGTGACCGTGTTGTGGTTAAGCCACTTACTCGCAATTTGTCGGACATTATTTATGTCAACAACAAAGAGCCTTTTAACGAGGGCACAATTGTGGCGGTAGGCCCAATGGTCAAAGATTGCCAAGTTGGTGACTTCGTGAAGTATGGCAATGGTGACTATTTAAATTGGCCTGTTCACCGTATTGATGACCAAGATTATCAAATCATTCAAGAAGCGGACATTTGTGCCGTAGTGGAGGCTTAAAAATGGCAAGTAAACCTGGCTTGTATGCCAATATTCACAAAAAACAAGAACGTATCGAGCGCCAAAAGGCGGCGGGTAAAACGCCCGAGCGCATGAGAACGCCTGGCACAAAGGGCGCACCAACTGCTAAAGCATTCAAAGAATCTGCAAAAACGGCAAAGAAATGAGCAAGCACGACAAACCCATACCCCACAAGACCACGGGCAAAGGCAAAACCTACAACCCAACAGAAAAGGGTGCGGGAATGACCGCCAAGGGTCGTGCTGAATACAACGCAAAGAACAATTCAAACTTAAAGCCACCAGCCCCAAACCCAAAAACCAAGGCTGATGCTGGCAGAAAAGCATCATTTTGTGCAAGAATGGAAGGAGTGGTAAAACACTCGAAAGGCCCAGCGGAACGGGCAAAGGCCAGTCTAAAAAACTGGAATTGTTAAAACCCCTTTTGGAAAAAATAAAGGAAACATCATGGCAAATTCAATCGCAACAGGCGTAGCTTACGCAGACCCCGAGTTTGTATCAGTACAGGTTGGCAATTCAGCCGTACCCGTAGCTGTTACATCAAGCGGCATCATCAACGGCGCTTATGCCACAACCAGTGCTACCAGTGGCGACACCCGACTGACTTATCAGCGTCTGACATTCAGTAGCACTGGAAGCGGCGAAACCATCCGAGCATTCAGCGTGGTTACTGGCGCTGGCGCTGCTACTGGTGGAACAATCAATGGATCACACATTAGCACATCCATTAATGGATCAGGCACGATTTCGGGTGCGGCAAATGCAATTCGAGCAACCATTGGCGGTTCGTCAACAAACCCAGGCGGTACGTTGGCGGCGTTGCAATTGGACTCTAATTTTGCATCAGGCGGCACATGGTCAAACACATCATTCTTGCGTGTAACAAACTCAGGCACTGGCGAAGTCGGTAACTTTGCGGCGATGCCTGCGGTCAGCGCAACAGGCGTGTTTAGAGCCAAAGTAGGTTCACCAGTGGTTACCCATACCATTCCAGTGACCAGCGGTGGCACAACCTACTACGTCATGGTCAGTACGGTTGCCTAAATGCTGAAACATCCCGACATTGAAGTTCAAGCCTTAGTCGAGATGCTGGAGGGGCAGCGTGACAATGCAATGGTGCAAGCCGCTGCCCTTTTTAGGGAAAACACTGAGTTGAAACAAAAGTTAGCAGAATATGAAAACAGAACAGATAACAGCGAGACTTGAAGAATTGCGTAATACCGCCAAACAGCATGAAGCCGTGTTGTTGCAGATCAGCGGTGCAATTCAAGAACTGCAAAACTGGTTAGCCCAAGAATCCAAGGAGAAGGCAAATGCCACTGATCAAATCAATGACAACTAAGGCAATGAGTAAGAACATCGCTAAGGAAATGGAAGCAGGCAAGCCCCAAAAGCAAGCCGTTGCAATTGCATATTCGGTAAAGCGTGAAGCTGAGAAAAAAGCCAAACAAAAGCCTAAAAAGTGAAAATAACCCAAAAAAAGGTTACAGAACTAATTCCTTATGTAAACAACAGCCGCACCCACTCTGATGAGCAAGTGGCACAAATTGCGGCAAGCATTAAGGAATTTGGCTGGACTAACCCAATACTGGTTGACGGGTCAAACGGCATCATTGCGGGGCATGGCAGGCTATTAGCCGCCCGTAAGTTGGGCTATAAAGAAGTGCCTACCATAGAATTGTCCGACCTTACAGAAACACAAAAGAAAGCCTACATCATTGCCGACAATAGGCTGGCGCTAAACGCTGGCTGGGACAATGAAATGCTGACCATAGAGTTGAACGACCTATTGGCAGATGGCTTTGCCTTGGAAATGTTAGGCTTTGACCCCAAAGAGTTAAGCGCTTTACTAGAGCCTGAGGTAATTGAAGGGCTTACAGACGAAGATGCTGTTCCTGACGTGCCTGATGAGCCAATTACAAAGCTGGGCGACATATACCAGTTGGGTAAGCATAGATTGATGTGTGGCAATTCTTGCAGTTTGACCGACATGGAAAAGCTGTGTGATGGGCAGCTTGTGGATATGTGGTTGACTGACCCTCCATATAACGTGGCATATGAAGGCAAAACAAAAGATGCCTTAAAAATCCAAAACGACAGCATGGGTGACGATCAGTTTCGTCAGTTCTTGCGAGATGCCTATGTAACCGCTGATTTGGTAATGAAGCCAGGCGCTGTTTTCTATATTTGGCATGCGGATTCAGAAGGATATAACTTTAGGGGTGCGGCACAGGACGCTGGATGGAAGGTGCGCCAATGCTTAATTTGGAAGAAGTCCAGCATGGTTATGGGGCGGCAAGACTACCATTGGAAGCATGAACCCTGCTTGTATGGCTGGAAAGAGGGCGCTGGACACCTTTGGGCTACTGACCGCAAACAAACCACCATTTTGGAGTTTGATAAGCCTAGCCGCAACGGTGAACACCCAACTATGAAGCCTGTTGGATTGTTTGAATACCAAATGCTAAACAACACTAAAGGCGGCGACATAGTGCTGGATTCATTTGGTGGAAGCGGTACAACAATGCTGGCGGCTGAAAAGCATGGTCGCTACGCACGGCTTATGGAGTTAGACCCTAGATATTGCGATGTAATCGTAAAGCGTTGGGAAGACTTCACAGGCAAAAAAGCCGTATTATTGACGGAATTAACCGAAAATGTGTAACATTTGGTTAAATTCCCCTTTATAAAATGAATCACGAACATTTGCCCACAGATGAAAGCCGCAGGCTGGTTGAATCCAGTAGTGGATTGGGCTTGCCGCATGAATCAATTGCTGTACTGGTAGGCATTGATGACAAGACTTTGCGTAAGCACTACCGCCATGAGTTGGACATGGGTAAAGCCAAAGCCAACGGGCAAATAGCCAAAACGCTGTTTCAAAAGGCTACATCAGGCGACACCACCAGTTTGATTTGGTGGACAAAGACTCAAATGAAATGGTCGGAAACCGTTAAGGCCGAGGTTACGGGCGCTGATGGTGAGCCATTGCAGGGCATTCAAGTAACATTTGTAAAGCCTAATGAGTGAAGTCCAAGACGCTATTGCACGGGCAGAATTCCCTGTAAAGCTGGAAGGACTGTTCAAAAAAAGCCGTTACAAGGTTGCCTACGGGGGTAGGGGCGGCGCAAAGTCATGGGGCATTGCTAGAGCGTTGCTAATCCTTGGCGCTAAAAGCCCATTGCGTATTTTGTGCGCCCGTGAATTCATGACTTCCATGCGGGATTCAGTGCATAAGCTGTTGTGCGACCAAATTGAAAGCCTTGGATTGTTGGGGTTCTACGAGATAACCCAAGCCAGCATCCGAGGCAAAAACGGCACAGAGTTTGCCTTTGTTGGACTTAAGAACAATATTGCCAACGTCAAGTCCTATGAGGGTGTGAATATTTGTTGGGTAGAGGAAGCCCAAACGGTGAGCCGATTAAGTTGGAACATCCTGATTCCTACAATACGAGCCGAGGGCAGCGAGATATGGATTTCGTTCAATCCTGAGTTAGAGACAGACGAAACTTACCAACGGTTTGTGGCAAAAGCCCCCGAGGATTGCATCACAATGCGGGTGAACTGGTCGGACAACCCTTGGTTTCCCGAAACACTACGGTTAGAAAAGGATGCCCTCAAAGACCGTGACGAGGAAGCCTACAACCAAGTTTGGGAGGGTTTATGCCGACAAACGGTGGATGGGGCTATCTTTGCCAAGGAAATGCAAACGGCTGAGAAAGAGGGGCGCATCACCCGTGTGCCTTACGATGCTACCAAGCCAGTTCATGCGGTATTCGACTTAGGATGGTCGGACAGCACCGCTATTTGGTTCTTGCAGTTTGTTGGGATGGAGACAAGGTTAATCCGCTACATAGAGGATTCACAAAAGACCATCAGTTATTACATGGCGACTATGCAAACCTTTGGTTATGTATACGACACCATTTGGTTGCCACATGATGCCGAGAACAAGACGCTGGCGGCGGCGGGGCGGTCAATTGACGATATTGTTAGGGCGGCAGGCTACAAGACCAACATCTTGCCAAGAGTGCCAATTCTTGATTCAATCAACGCCGCAAGAACAATATTTCCAAATTGCTGGTTTGACCGTGAACACGCCGCCGATGGGTTGGCTTGCCTGCGGCACTACCGATATGAGGTTGACCCCGAGACAGGGCAGTTCAGCCGCAACCCATTGCACGACCATTATTCCCACGGGGCTGACGCATTCCGCTACATTGCCCTTATGATTAAAGAGCCTGCCAAGCGCAAGAAACCAGCGCAGATTGCCACAGTTGGCAATTGGATGGGATAATTTGGCAATGGACAAAAAGGGCTAAACATGGCTGACTATCAAGCACAAACATCAAGCGCCGATTCACGCATCAATGAAGCCATTAAGTTTTGGCGTTTGGTCAATGAAGCGGACTCTAATAACAGAGCCGAGGCGCTGAACGATATTAAGTTTGCCGCTGGCGATCAATGGCCTGTTGAAATTCAAAACAGCCGCAACGTTGAAGCCCGACCTTGCCTGACCATCAACAAGATTGATTCCTACATTCGGCAAGTGACCAATCAGCAGCGCCAGCAACGACCCCGCATCAAAGTCCATGCGGTTAACAACTTGGCTGATTACAAGGTAGCCCAAGTCATTGAGGGCATTTGCCGCCACATTGAAGTCAATTCCAACGCCGACACCGCCTACGACACCGCCTTTGATTACGCCGTGCGTATGGGTTGGGGTTACTGGCGCATCAATACTCGTTACTCAAGCGAAGATTCATTCGACCAAGAAATCTACATTGACACGATTGACAACCCGTTTACCGTGTACTTTGACCCCAATTCATTGCTGCCCGATGGGTCAGATGCCGAGCGATGCCTAATCACCACGGTGTTGGATAAGAAGATATTTCGGGAAATGTACCCAGGCGCTAACGATGGCGCTTCATTTGTGCAGCGTTCCACAGGGGATGACACCGCAAGCTGGATTACCAAAGAAGATATTAGGCTTGCTGAGTTTTTCTACATTGAACGGGAACGTGCCAAGTTGTATTTGCTGAGTGATGGCACACGCCACTTTGCCGATTCCAATACCTTTTTTGAACGTGTGGATGCCGCAGGCTTGACCGTCATTGATGAGCGTGAATCATTCCGCAAAGCAGTTAAATGGATCAAGATGACCGCTATGGAAGTCTTGGAAGAAAAGACTTGGGCTGGCAAATATATTCCTGTTGTGCCTTGTTATGGCGCACAAGTGATTGTGGATGACAAGCGCAAGAAATATGGTTTGGTGCGGTTTGCCAAAGACCCACAGCGGATGTATAACTTTTGGCGCACCAGCATGACCGAAAGCATTGCCCTTGCGCCCAAGGCTAAATGGCTGTTGGCAGAGGGTCAAGACGAAGGGCACGAAAACGAATGGGCGTTGGCTAACATCAAATCAAGCCCTGTTTTGCGTTACAAGCAAAAAGACATTGAGGGCGTACCAGCACCAGTGCCTACAAGGTTGCAACCCGAGCCGCCGCCTGTTGGCATCATGGAAGCCGCTAACGCCATTTCTGCTGACTTGCAAATGGTGCTGGGCATCCTTGACCCCAACCAATTGCCAAGCGGCAATATTTCGGGCAAAGCCTTGGCGGGTCAACAAAATCAGGTGGATTTGAGCAATTTCCACTTCTACGACAACATGACCCGAAGCATTAGACACACGGGCAAAATCATTTTGGACTTGATCCCAAAGATTTACGACACGCAGCGGGTTATGCGGATTATTGGCACAGATGGTCAGCCAAGCATGGACACCATCAACGAACAAAAAACCACCGATGGCGGCGTTCAAATTGTGCTTAACGATGTGACGGTTGGTGAATATGATGTTGTGATGGACACAGGGCCAGGCTTTATGAGCAAGCGCCAGCAAGCCGTGGATGCAATGATGCCGTTGATGGCAAAGCCCGAATTGTTTAATGTTGCAGGCGATTTGGTGTTTAGGAACATGGATTTCCCTGGCGCTGATGTGATTGCTGACCGCCTTGCCGCCATGAATCCGCTAGCGCAAATTGATGAAAAATCAGATGTGCCGCCCCAAGTGCAAATGGAACTGGCGCAGGCTAAGAAGGCCGTGCAGGATATGCAAAATCAAATGTCAGCAATGCAGTTGGCTATGAAGCAACGTGCCGACATTGAGCAAGTCAAACAAGATTCCGAAACCAAACGGGAATTGATGCGTCAGACCGCCAAGGCGCATAACAGCGAATTGATGGCAGAGGTTAGGGTTAACGACCAAAACACCCGTTCAATTACAAGCCAAAACAAAACTGAGATTGAGGCGATTGTGCAGCTTATGTTGCACCGCATGGATACCAGCCGTTTGATGGAAGAAATTGAGCGCAGAAATGCCGACCAAGCGGCATACGCACAAATTGCCGCACAAGACATTGATTTGGGTCAAAGCCCATTGCTTGAGCCGATGATGCCGCAGGCTGCACCGCCGATGGCGCAGTGATTGACGATTTGATGATTTCGGGCTATATTGCCCAAAACCTTACCCGTCAGGTAGACGGGGCAAATTCTTAGGATTAAACCTATGTCAGAAGTACAGGATGCGCCACAAGCGCCGCCAAGGGTAGCCGCAAATGTGGTTACCAATGAAAACATGGCTGAATTCGTTGCCAACAAGCTTGGTTTAGCTGACCCATCGCCTAGCGAGGCTGCAAAGGCAGAGCCGCAAGATAGCGCCCAAGGGCAGAGTGAATCATATGAGAGCGACAAGGATGCAACAGCGGTAGAGGATCGAAAACAGAATCCAAAATTGGAGAAAAGGTTTTCAGAGATTACCAAGCAACGGGAGGCGGCAAGGGCAGAAGCCCAAACCGAGCGCCAAGCAAGGGAAGCACTGGAAGCAAAGTTGCGGGAATACGAAGCAAAAGCAAAGCCCCAAGCCGAGCCAGTAGCAGAGCAAGAGCCGCAGCCTGATCAGTTTTCCGATATGTATGAATACGCCAAGGCGTTAACTGACTATCGGGTAGATCAGCGATTGAACGAGGAAAAGCAAAAGGAAGTACAGGCAAAGTTTCAAGCCGAGCGTGACAAGTTGGTAAACACTTGGGCAAAGCGGGTTGAATCAGCAAAAGGCGAAATGCCCGACTTTGATGCAATGGTTGGTTCTGCTGACGTTGTTGTGAGCAACGAAGTGCGGGATGCAATCTTTGAATCAGAAGTTGGCCCTCGCATCCTGTATCACTTGGCTGAGAATCCCGAAATCGCTGAACAACTGCAAGGCATGACTTTGACAAGAGCCTTGGCAACAATTGGGAAGCTGGAGGCGCGGTTTGAAAAGCCCGAGCCTCAGACAAAGACTACCGTTGGGAAAAGTAAAGCACCGTCACCGATTAACCCAATCAAAGCGTCTGCTAATGGGCCAGTAACCGAACTTGACTCAAATCGTCAATTTCATGGTAACTATCAGGCTTGGAAGGCAGCACGATTGGCAGGGCGAATTCGCTGATAATCCAATCTTTTATAAGGAAATGACATGAGCAACAATCTGCTTACCATCTCCATGATCACCAACGAAGCGTTGATGGTCTTGGAAAACGAATTGACTTTTTCATCCGAAGTCGAGCGCAATTATGATGACCAATTTGCCGTAACTGGCGCAAAAATCGGTGCAACTTTAAACGTTCGCCGCCCTGGTCGTTTCATCGGTACAACTGGCCCTGCACTGAACGTTGAAGATTTCAACGAAACCAGCGTACCCGTCACGTTGACCACACAATTCCACGTTGATACCCAGTTCACCACACAGGACTTGGCTTTGTCGTTGGATATGTTCTCTGACCGTGTTTTGAAGCCTGCTGTCGCAGCCGTTGCCAACAAGATCGACTTTGATGGCACTTCTATGGCGAAGTTCAACACTGCCAACATCGTTGGTACTGCTGGCACACCCCCAACATCATTGTTGACCTACCTTACTGCCCAAGCGTATTTGGACAGCGAAGGTGCGCCCCGTGATGGTCGCCGTTCATGCATTATTGAGCCATTCACTGGCGCAACAATCGTGGACAGCTTGAAAGGTTTGTTTGTGCCTAACAGCACAATCGGCAACCAATTCAGCAAAGGCATGATGGGTCGTGATTCCGCTGGTATGAACTGGAAGATGGATCAAAACATTGCAGCACAAACCTTTGGTTCTTACAACGGCACTGCAACCATCAACACTAGCACCGATGGCGGCATCTTGACATCAGGCTGGGCACAAACCTCCACCTTGACTTTGAGCAAAACTGGCACTTTCACGCCTAACGTTGGTGACACTTTCACCATCGCTAACGTGTTTGCGGTTAACCCACAAAACCGTCAAGCCTACGGTAGCAACAAGCTGCGTAATTTCGTTGTGACTGCAATCAGCGGCAACAGCGTAACCGTGTCGCCTGCTGTTATCTCTGCTGGTCAGTTCCAAAACGTTTCCATCGTAAGCCCTGGCGCTTCCGCTGTGACCCCGTTTAACGCTACTGGCGCAGTGTCACCACAAAACATTGTGATGCACAAAAATGCTTTCACTTTGGCTACTGCTGATTTGGAATTGCCTGATGGTGTTCATTTCGCTGGTCGTGCAAGCGACAAAGATTTGGGCTTGTCATTGCGTGTGGTTCGCCAATACACAATTAACAACGATTCGATTCCAACCCGTGTCGATGTGTTGTATGGATGGGCCCCGCTGTACCCCGAATTGGCTTGCCGAGTGGCTTCCTAATCAAACCCATTAAGAAAGGAAACTAATCATGGCTAATATCAATCCAGGTGCAGCACAAACCACCACCAACCACCCGATTAATCTGTCAAGCAACCAAGCAATTCGCTTGATTGGTTCAGCCCAATCGGTCAACCTTAACAACGTAGCCGACACAGTTGCACAAATTCTTGTTGCAGGCCGTGTCAGCGTTGCCTATGTTTTGGTTACCAACGCAAGCGTTAGCTTGTCAACAGCACAGATTGCGGTTTATACCTTGCCTGCGGCTGGCGGCACTGCTGTTTTGTCACCCACCGCCTTAACTGGCGCAACCACAGCGGCTAAAGTGGTAAACACTGCGGCTTCATCAACCGATGCAGTTACAGGCCAATACCTGTATATCCGCAACACCACCGCACAAGCTGCGGCGGCAACCGCTGATGTTTTCATCTACGGTTACGACCTGACTTTCCTGCCTTAATATTGGCATGAAGTAAATGAGAGAGCCGCCCTCAAAAGGGGTGGCTTTTTCTCTTTTGAAGCATATAATTTGATGAATTGAAAGGCCAGCTATGTCAAGCAATTACGCAATAATTTCGGCAACAACTCTCCTTAAACAGCAAGCAGGCAAAATTAAAGGTATTTTTGTCTCTGCTGCATCTTCTACGCCCACCATTGCAATTTACGATGCACAAACAGCCAGCACATCACTAAAAGTTATTGACACTTTTACGCCTGTTGCGGCAACTAATTACAATTTCATGGATGGCATAAACACCGAGTTTGGCATTTACATTGTGGTTAGCGGCACGGTTAGTTGCACTGTTTACTACGAGTAAACCATGACCACAGCGGTCACGCAGACCACTAACTTTGTTCCTGTTCAAGGCGTTTTTGCGCCTGAGCCTACCTTTGCCTTGCAATACTTTGTTGGGCCAGCGGGAACGCCGTTCTATGGCCCTGAGAATGCTTCTTTCACAAACATAAGCACAATCACAGGCACGATTACAACGACCCCCGTGGGCGATACCGACATTGCCAACAAAGGCTATGTGGATTCGGTTGCCCAAGGTCTTGATGTAAAAGCATCTTGCGCTTATTCGACCACTGCCAACATTAGTTTGTCAGGCTTGGCGGTGCAGGCTGGTGGTGATTGGGTTGCTACTTTGACTGTTGGTGACAGGATTTTGGTGAAAAACCAAACTCTTAGCCAGTTCAACGGCATTTATGTGGCGGCGGCTGGCGCTTGGGCACGATCTGCTGACATGAATACATGGGCTGAAGTCCCATCGGCGTTCACATTTATTGAATCAGGGACAACCCTAGCGGATACGGGTTGGGTTTGCACATCCAACCAAGGCGGCACAATTGATGTAACCCCAATCACTTGGTCACAATTTTCGGGCGCTGGTTCTTACCTTGCGGGCACTGGGTTAACCCTTACTGGCAACACATTCAGCATCACAAACACAGGCGTAAGTGCGGCGGCATATGGTTCGGCATCGCAAGTGGCGACTTTTACGGTAAATCAACAAGGTCAAATTACCTTGGCGGCAAATGCCAGCATTGCTATTGCGGCATCGCAAATAACCAGTGGCACGATTGACAGCGCCCGATTGTCGGGTAGCTACTCAGGCATTACAGGGCTTGGCACATTGCTTGATTTGACCGTTACCAACACCATTACAGGGTCGGTATCGGGCAACGCAGGCACAGCAACGACAGCAGGCAAAGCCACCAACATTGCGGGTGGGGCGGCTGGTTCTGTGCCATATCAATCAGCGGTAGATACCACTGCGTTTTTAGCGGCTGGCGCAAATGGTCAAGTATTGACTTTGGCGGGTGGCTTGCCATCTTGGGCAACGCCTACCACGGGAACGGTTACATCGGTTGGCGGTACAGGCACGGTCTCAGGAATTTCCCTAAGTGGCACTGTGACCACCACGGGCAATTTGACTTTAGGCGGCACATTAGATTTATCTGCGCCCCCTGCGATTGGCGGGACAACTGCCAACACGGTCAGAGGCACAACAATTACCGCAACAACTAAGTTTGTCGGGCCATTTTTTGAGGCTGCGACAAGTGCTGGCGGGGCTTTGCGTAATTCGGGCGGGACAAGTCAATTGTCTTGGGGCGCTGGTGGTGGTGACAATCTTTCATTGAGTGTTTCTACCAATATCAAT